TTCGGCGAGTACATGAACAGGTTACGGAAGTTGCCAGGCCCGCGCGCGCCTTTCATGGCGTTGCGGATGTTATCCACGTCAGTCTGGCTGGCGGCAGCGTCGCTCATATACATGATAAAACCCGCGTGACTGCCGTTCTGGTAATACTTGCGACGGAATAACGTGGCCGATTCATTGAGCCATGCCGAGTTAAGCGCCGACAGATATTCTGGCAAGCCGTAGATCTCCTGGTTGATATCAGGCTCCAGCAGGTGAAACACGCTATCGGTGTCAAACTGGTAAGGGTCAACCCCCAGGCCATACTGCACAAACCAATAGGTATCCAGATCGACGCCGCGGCGCGTGTATTTCGCCAAGGAAGGTTTAAGTTCCATCGGGCCGCCGAGGCGATTGGTCCGCATTTCCAAATAGGCGTTGCCAAACACCAGGTAATCCTGCACGAAACGGCTGAAGGCCTGTTGACTCAGCAGGCGATGAGGCTTAAATGTGCTGGTCAAGATATTACGCTTCACATAAAGCGGCGAGCTATGGTGAACCGTGGCGCGGAACGTCCTGGCCAAGCCATCAAAACTGATCGGCGGCTCATACCACTTATCCATGCGTACACATTCGACATAATCAAGCAGTTCCCGACGGTCGAGCACCGGGACGGGATCGCCAAAGGTGAAGGTTTCAACCCCTGCAGCGCCGGCAGCTTGTTTGTTGGCGTGAACTGGCGGTAATGCACGTTTGTTATGGCGCTTGCTCATTTAAAAAATCTCCACAATGTTGCTGTTGCCCGCCGTAACGCCTTCGAGCGGTTCATTGAACAGTGCATGCATAGTCGCCCACGCCAGATCGGCATGACTGGCTTCTTCGCTGCGGCTGGCTTCATACGTTGGCCGGCTACCGCTGGCGGTCATCGCCTTGCGGATAGCCATAAAGGATTGGGTGATATCGGTGTGTCCGGCGTCATACTCCAGGCGCCGGTGTGTGATGATGTCTTTGGCTTTCAGCACCAGGGCGTTTTTCACCTCCGGGCGATAGACAAACTCCCGCACCGCGGGGAAGAACTGCTTCACAAGCTGATAGACGCCGTGGCCAACGCCAGTGGAGTCGATGCCGATGTATTGGACGTTGTAGCACTCAGTCAAAAGCTTGATGCTTTTCGCCTGGGCGGCAAAGTCCATGCCGCGCCACTGGTGGCGCTCCAAAATGCGGAATTTCCCACCCGGCACCATTGGCGGCGCCACAACCACGCAGCCGGCACTGTCACCTGACGCAGAGCCTTTGGCCGGGTCATAACCGATCCACACCGGCCGATACCCGAATGGCCTGATAGCCAGCGCTTCGAAATCGTCCCACAGCTCCCAGCTATCGACCATGCACCCCTGCATTTCAGTGAGTGGGAACACCGACGCCATGTCGTCGATAAACTCACACATCAGCAGGTTCTGATAATCCTCCGGGCCGTATTCAAGCCGCAGCTGATCCAGGTCAAACAGGTTGCACCCGCCGTTTACTGCATCCTCGACGGTGATGATTTGGCGATACTGGCCATCCGGGCAGAGAACGCCGCGTGCCAGGTTGGCGTGGGTGAGATCGAGATCAACCCGATCTGCCTTGGCGCGGCCTTTGTTGTACAGGGCGCCGGACCAGAATGGATAGGCGCTATGGGTAAGGCTCGAAGGTGTTGAAAAGTACGTCTGGCGCCATTTTTTATGCAGCGCCATGCCGGAGGCAACTTTACGCAACTCCTGGAAGCGAGGGATCCAAAAATACTCATCCAGGTATAGGTTGCCGTGATAACTCTGCGCGGTGCGGGCATTTGTGCCGAGGAAATAGAGGCACGCACCATTGCCGAGTGTCATCGGGTCGCCCTTCAGCTCAACATCTACTTCGCGGGCAAACTCGATGATGTACTGCTTGAAAACGTGCGCCTGAGCCTTACTCGCTGACAGGAAGATTTGGTTTCGGCCTGTTGTGATGGCGTCAATCAGGGCTTCACGCGCAAAGTAGAACGTCGCGCCGATCTGGCGGGATTTGAGTATGTTACGAATACGGTGCTTGGCGCCGGCTTCAAACCAGTTACGCTGATACTTGAACAGGGAATCATGGAAAATTTCGGTAAGCTTTTCCGTCTGTTCGTCGCTAAAAACGTTCTTCTCCGGCGCCTTGCGCGGGCCGCTGTTACGGTTGGCCACGTTCGGATTTAAGTCGGCCTCGTTGCCGCCACTGTTAAATTTACCGATCCTAGCCAATCGTTCACCCTGGCGGGCGATCAGGTCGATTTCCTTGAAGTCTTTCCCTTCTTTGTGCTCCTTCATCACCAGCTGGCAATAGCGCGCTGTTGTGGTAAGTTGCATTTGTTCAAGCGGGCCAATGCTCCCCCACTTGTCGCGCTTCTTCCAGCTGTGTACTGTTGCGGCCTTCTCTCCCAGCATTTCTGCAATGCGGGATATGCGTAACCCCTGAAAGTACAGGAACATCGCCTGTCTGCGGGGATCGAGATCGGTGTTGAGCGTCGTCGTTGTCATGGCGCCAGACTACCGACCGGCCGCCACTCCATCCCTTCCCGGCCATTGTGCCAAACACCACACAATGCCCTTTCGTTGTCTCCCCTCCCTGTTCGCCGCAACCATAAGCCTGACCGATTACCGACACTGACCGGAACAGACTAATGACACTTAAATCAAAGCGTTTTCGTATTGCCGTAGAGGGTGCGACAACCGACGGCCGCAACATTAGCCGCGAATGGCTGACGCAGATGGCCAAGAACTACAACCCATCCGTTTATGGCGCTAGGGTAAATCTGGAGCACATCAAGGGATATCACCCCGATAGCTCCTTCCGTCGTTTCGGTGATGTAACCGGCCTGACAGCGGAGGAAATTACCGAAGGTCCCCTGGCCGGGAAAATGGCGCTATATGGCGACATCGCACCAACCGCAGACCTAGTAGAAATGGTTAAGCAAGCGCAAAAGGTTTACACCTCGATCGAGGTAAACCCCAAATTTGCCGATCTCGGCGAAGCCTACCTGATCGGCCTAGCTGTGACCGACGACCCGGCCAGCCTGGGGACCGAATACCTCGCCTTCAGTGCGTCCGCATCAGCAAACCCACTGGCTAACCGCAAGCAGCATAAAGACAACCTCTTTACTGCAGCAGAAGAAGCCCTGATCGAATTTGTGGAGCAGGAAGACCAAAAGCCCGGCCTGCTGACCCGCATTACTGCGATGTTCGCCAAGCGTAACGCCAATGACGACGCCCGCTTTTCTGACGTGAATCAGGCTGTGGAGCTGGTAGCTGGAGAAGTACAGAACCTCGGTGATTGCATCGCCAAGCTCAACACCACTGCTGAAAAAGTGCCTGCACTGGAAACCCAGATCACCGCACTCAGCAAGCAACTTAACGACCTGCAGACCAACCTGAGTAAGCAGGACCGCAATCCGAAGTTTCGCCCGTTAACACCTGGCGGCGGCGGTGAAAGCAACGGAGAACAAACCGACTGCTAAACGCAGTGCCACGGCATACCCCATAGGGCATAGAAAACTGATTACGGAGAGTTACCGATTATGCGCAATGAAACGCGATTTAAATTTAACGCCTACCTGACCACCCTGGGTGAGTTGAACGGTGTAGCCGTCGAATTCAGCACTAAATTTGCGGTAGAGCCTTCTATTGCTCAAAAGCTGGAAAACAAAATCCAGGAAAGCGCCGCATTCCTGCAGAGGATCAATATTTTCCCGGTGACAGAGCAATCAGGTCAACGCTTGGGGCTGGGTGTCGGCACAACGATCGCCGGCACTACTGACACCTCAATCAAAGAGCGTGAAACAACGGATCCGAGCGGCCTGGACTCCATCGAATACAAGTGCGAACAAACCAACTTCGACACTTCGATCACTTACGGAAAATTGGACCTGTGGGCCAAGTTCCAGGACTTCCAGAAGCGCATCCGTGACGCCATCGTGTTACGCCAGGCACTGGACCGCATCATGATCGGCTTTAACGGGGTGAAGCGCGAAAAGACGTCGAACCGAACCGCCAACCCATTGTTGCAAGACGTTAACATTGGCTGGCTGCAGAAATACCGCACCGATGCACCGACGCTCGTGATGGATAAAATTGTGGATGACGAAGGGGCTGTGGTTTCGCCTGTGATCCGTGTGGGTGAGAACGGAGACTTCGCCAACCTGGATGCCGTAGTGATGGACGCAGTGAACAACCTGATCGATCCATGGTTCCAGGATGATACTGACCTGGTGGTGATATGCGGCCGCGGACTGCTGGCGGATAAATACTTCCCGTTGGTGAACCAGTCGCAGCCAAACACCGAAGCGCTGGCTGCTGACCTGATTATTAGCCAGAAACGCATGGGTGGCCTGCAGGCTGTCCGCGCACCATTCTTCCCGGCCAACGCCATGCTGATTACCCGCCTGGATAACCTGTCCATCTATTGGCAGGAAGACACCCGCCGTCGCCTGCTTATCGACAACCCGAAACGCGACCGCATCGAAAACTTTGAATCAGTCAACGAGGCCTATGTGGTTGAAGATTACGGCTGTGGTTGCCTGATCGAAAACATCAAGCTCGGCAAGTTTGCGGCGCCAGCGCCGGAAGCACCGGCGGGCGAATAAGGGGCTAACTGATGTCCCTGAGCCCAGCGCAGCGCCATATGGTTTATGTGCAAGCAAAAGAGGCTGCCCGCCAGGGCGGCGCTCTAAGCCGCCATGCCAATGGCTATGAAATGATGCTTCTGAAAATTGAAGAGGACAGCCGCCGACTAAAGCGAGTTCAATCTCAGGAGAAAAAAGCCGAAGTAAAACGCGAAATCCTACCGCATTACTCCCCATGGGTGGCCGGAGTGCTGCAGACCGGTATGGGGGCGCAAGATGACGTAATCATGCATGTGATGGTCTGGCGCATCGACGCCGGCGACTACAACGGCGCCATCGACATCGCGGAGTACGCGCTCAAGCAAGGCCTGGTCATGCCGAGCCGGTATGCACGCCAAACCGCCTGCGCAGTAGCGGAAGAAATCGCGGACAGCGCCCTGAAAGCCTACGACGCCAAAAAACCGGTAAATCTCTCCATCCTGACGCGCCTCATGAGCCTGATCGAAGATCACGACATGCCGGATGAAGTGCGCGCCAAGCTACACAAAGTTATGGGCTACGGGTTACGGGATAACGAACAGCCTGAGTTAGCGCTCAACCAGTTAAACCGCGCCTTCCAGCTGCATGAGCGGGTTGGTGTGAAAAAAGACATTGAACGACTTGAACGCGAGTTGAAGAAAGCCGAGAACGGCTAAACCGAACGTGCCCACGCGCGGGGCGGCACGGGCGTTGCGACAGGTTTTATACCGTATCAATACGCCCGTCCACCGCCCACCCATTGAGAGCCTTGATCATGAAATTTGTGGCACCAGGCCAGTCCGGCAAGGAAAAGCAGGTAATCAAAAACACGCAATTTTGGCCAGATGTTGATCTGTCCGATTTGCAGGAATCTATCAGGACCGATGGAACAATCACCCCGCAACGCCTGCGCCATGCGGCGCTGAATGCCATCGCGGAAGTGAATGGCGAATTGACCTTGTGGCGACAGGCGCAGCAGGCCGCCGGTTTTACCGCTCTGGAAAATGTGCCGGCAGAAAAGTTGGACGACGAAAGCGTTTTGCTTCAGCACTACAGCCGTGCGGTGTACTGCATCACAAAGGCCAATTTAAACGAGCGATATCGCGATTTTGATGCAACTGGGGCCGGAGGAAAGCGAGCCGACGAAATGGACGAATCCATTGATGAGCTCTGGCGGGATGCTCGTTGGGCCATGCGGCTGATCCAGGGCGAAAAACACATGACAGTAGAGTTGATCTGATGAAAGTGATAGCCCACCAAAACGACACCGTTGATGAGCTGTGCTGGCGCCACTATGGCCGCACCGCGGGGCTATCCGAAGTCGTCTTATTGGCCAATCCAGGTCTGGCAGAAATCGGGCCATTTATTCCGCACGGCACGCCGGTAGAAATGCCGGATATTGCGCCGACACCCACACAGCAAATTATTCAACTTTGGGATTGATGTCATGGGCGAACCAGTAACAAGCGGCACCACTTTATTCGCATTTGGCGGGATCACGCTTCTCTCCGTCTTATCTGGCGATGCCGCGCCAATTGTCCTCGGCGCCTTTGGTGGCGCCTCATTGTTTGTGTTGGCGTCGCAGGAGTTGACGCTGAAGCGACGCGGCGCGCTATGGATAAGCAGCTTTATTGCCGGTTGCCTGTTCGCCCCGATAGCGGCCGCGCTGCTGAAGAAAGCCACCGGGCTGGATGTTGAGGTCAAGCTGGGCGCTGGCGCGTTTGTCGCCGCAGGTGTGGCCATCAAAATCTTATTGGTTGCCTTGCAGAAGCTGGACGGGGATAGCCCGATTTTCCGCATATTCAGGGGGAAATAACCATGCATTGGATAACGTCGATCATTTGCTTGCTCATTGCCGGCCGTCTGCTGGCTTTCCAGCGCAAAGGGGCAACACATAAACCGTGGGCCAGCGGTGTCGCATACGTCGTGATAATGATTTGCGCCGCCGTGCCAATTTTTTCCGCGTTCGGCCGCTTTCCGCAGTCGGGGGCGCTGACCGCCCTTTTCAGTTTCATGATCCTGATGGCAGTTACCCGTTCCCGCGGGAACATCATGGCGATCATCCCGTCACCGCCCGCGGCAATAGAGCGGGTGCCAGCCAAGCAAAAAGCCAGGGGGAAAAATGGCCCGCATCGTCACAACTCCTAACATTAACGCCTATCTGGACACGCTACGATTCAGTGAAATTGGCGCCACGCTTTTGGCCGGATCGGACGACGGCTACAACGTGATCGTGACCGGCATCGACGGCAAGGCAGAAACCTTTTCCAGCTACCGAGATCACCCATTCGCTGGCGGCCGTCCCGGCAAGGTGTTTAACAATCGCGGGCAGCGCAGCACGGCATCAGGCGGCTACCAGTTTTTGATCAGGGATTGGGACCATTACCGCACCGCGCTAAAGCTGCCAGACTTTGGGCCGGTATCACAGGATAAATGGGCCATCCAACTAATCCGCGAGCGCGGCGCCCTGGCTGACATCAACGCCGGCCGGATAGAGTTGGCATTGAAAAAGTGCCGCAATATCTGGGCGAGCCTGCCGGGTGCCGGATATGGCCAGCCTGAGCACAAGCTTGAAACCCTTCTGAAAAAATACGTCAGTTATCGTGGAGTGCTGGCATGACCGCCGTCATTCCACGCAGTTGGTTGATCGTGGCCGCCATCATCCTGGCTCTCGCCCCGGCGTTAGGGTGGAAAACTTGGCGATTAAGCACCTATGAAAAAGCCGTCAGCGACCAGCAAGCAACTATCAAGGCGCAGGGAAAAACCATTGAGGGAATGGAAACGCAGCTATCAGCTAAAAATGCCGGGCTGATAACCCTGAGCTTGATCGCCAGTAATAACAACCGGGCGCAGGCCGAGTTGCGTCAGCAGATGACCAACACGGCCGCCCTTCTGTCACAACGTGAAAATCTGATTGCGAGGTTATACCGTGAAAATGCAGAGCTTAAAGCCTGGGCTGACGGCCGCTTGCCTCCTGATATTGTGCGCCTGCACGCCCGCCCGGCAGTTACCGGAGGTGCAGCTTATCGCGCCTGGCTGTCCGAGGTTGATCGCCTGCCAACTGCCGGCCAGTAACCCGCTCACCAACGGGGATCTGGAGCAGCAAAAGAATCGTGTAGAGGCGGCCTGGGCTATATGTGCCGATCAGGTCGATACCATCATTCAATGCCAGGAAAAGAGCGATGAACAAGCCGGAATCACTAAGAAAAGCCCTCTCTGACGGGATCGAATATCTGGGGAAAAATCCAGACAAACTGCACATCTTTGTTGATGAGGGGGCTGTTGTTTCCAGCCTGGCGCCAACCATTTCATTCGAATACCAGTACACCCTCAACCTGGTGATAACAGACTGTTCAGCAGACCAAAACCTGCTGAACGCAGTGATTTTGTATTGGCTTCGCCGCAACCAGCCGGACATCATGGCGAACCCAGACAGCAGAGATAAGGGCTTCACGTTTGAGGTGGATATTCTGAATAACACCACCTGCGACATCAGCATAAACCTGAAGCTAACAGAGCGCGTGATCGTGAAAGAGACAAACGGCCAAATGGTTGTAGAAGCCGTCCCTGAGCCGGAACCACCTTACGCCGATCAGTGGGCGCCTAATGAGTGACTTTATTCAGATTGAAGACTGGCTGGCCGCCCTCGCCTCACAGCTAAGCCCAGTAGCGAGGAAAAAGCTAACTCGCCAGTGGGCTAATGAATTGCGCCGCCGCCAGAGACTGCAAATCAGCCAGCAGCGCAACCCGGACGGAACCCCTTACGCCGAGCGAAAACCACAAGGCCGAAACAAAAAGGGGCGGATACGCCGGAAAATGTTCAGCAAGCTGCAGACCACTCGCTTTATGAAAACGGCAACCACGGCAGATGAAGCCGCCGTTTACTTTGCCAGCAGCGTTATGCGCATAGCGCGCGTGCACCATTACGGCCTGCGTGACAAAGTGAGTAAGCGCGGTCCAACCGTGAAATACAACGCACGCCAATTATTTGGACTGAACGATCCAGCCATCACCGCCGTCGGTGATATTCTGATAAATCATCTTATTAATTAAGGCCGTCCAATATAAAACGGCCTGAAGTTTAGAATAACTTATTAAAGTCCACGTCGTATCCTGTTGACTTCATTTCCTTTGCAATATCCATTTCCCAATTCGCATCAGAAACATAGACAACACCACTAATATCATTTGGTAACTCTAATCTATCACTAACAAGCGCGACAACATTTTCTCTGCCAATTTTAGCCATTAAGTATCCATGTTCAAAAATGACATTTTGCCTTGCTCTAGAGTTCAACTCTCCAGCCTTAGCCTGTTCATTTGTATTTCCAAGATCATCAGGGGTATAAAGAACAATAGCAAAGTTCACATCCGTATAATGCTCGATCTTCTCAATTATTGTCTTACCACGGCTTGCCTGCTCGTGAAGAATAACAGCTTTAAACCCTAGTTTTTCAACAAACCTAGCGGTTCTAAGTTTCACCTCTTCATTATGGCCGTGAACGATGAAAACTTTATTATATGACTTAGGTTCAGCTGGTGTATTATCCAACTCACTATACTCCGTGGGATCGGATCTCAAATCAAACTCACCATTAGCAATGTCAATTATCAAAGAGTCAATATAGGAAGCAACTCTCTCTCCATTATTCCGCCAAAAGTATTGACTTTCAGGTATATATCCGATACGCACTCTATAAACATGTTGGGTCAGTGCATTATTACAACTTGATATTTCAGAAGGTATTTTCTCTTTTATAAACTTCGAAAAAGAACGCTTAAATGCTGCATAACGCTGTTCTCCGAACTCTGCCCCTTTATCGTCATAGGCTGGAGCCACTTCATTCTCCAATCTGTCGTTAAACTTTTTTAACTCTTCAATAAGTTGCTCAGATTCCACAGGCTTCCCCTCCATCCACTCAAAGCCAAAAATTGTATCATGGCTCATACAAGTCATCGATGTGCCTAATCAGAAAGTTAGATGGCAGGCTGTGCCAATGAATACACAACTTTCTGAACTCCTGCGCCTGCTGACCAATCTGATCCGAATCGGAACCATTTCCGAGGTCGATACAGAGAACGGCCTATGCCGCGTACAAACGGGCGGACTTGAAACCACTCAGCTCAAGTGGCTGACCATGCGCGCAGGTAGCGCACGCACTTGGTGGGCGCCGTCAATCGGGGAGCAGGTGCTGATCTTGAGCATGGCCGGTGAGCTGACAACAGCCTTTGTCCTTCCAGCCATTTTTTCGGACGTCCACCCTGCACCATCTGATTCGGAGAGCGCCTTTATTGCGGAGTTCCCCGACGGTGCCAGGTTCAGTTATGACCCCGAAGCAGGAGCCCTGACCGTGGAGGGTGTGAAAACAGCAATATTTAAGGCGGCGACAGGGATCAGGTTGGAAACACCAAAAGTCACCTGCACTCAATTGCTGGAAACGGCGCAACTATCAGTCACTGATGGCGGGACGATGACAGGCGACATCACCCACAGCGGCGGCCACTTCACATCTAATGGCGTCGTCGTTGATGAGCATGCGCACGGAGGCGTAGATACAGGCGGCGGGATATCGGGAGGACCGGTGAAATGATGTATCAGGGCATGAATACCAACAGCGGCCGCGCCGTCGAGGATATTGATCATATTCGTCAGTCAATCAGCAAGATTTTGCTGACCCCAATAGGCAGCAGGATCACCCGGCGCCCCTTTGGCTCTCTGATGTCAGAGCTGATCGACCAGCCTCAAAACGACACAACCCGATTGCAGCTGATGGCCGCAGCATACAGCGCTATCAATCGCTGGGAACCGCGCGTGTCACTGACGGCCGTCACTGTGACTACGCAGATTGACGGCCAAATGATCGTAGATGTCTCAGGCAGCAGGAACGACACCACGGCGAGCATCAATATTTCAATTCCGTACGGGAGCGCATCATGAGCGTAATCGACCTTTCGCAGTTGCCGCCGCCCCAGGTAGTGGAAACCCTGAGCTTTGAAGACCTGCTTGAGGAAAGAAAGGCGCGCCTGCTTGAGCTCTATCCTGAAGAGCAGCGTGAGGCCATAGCACGCACTCTGGAGCTGGAATCTGAGCCGATCGTGATGCTGCTGCAGGAAAATGCCTATAGGGAAATGCTGTTACGCCAGCGCATCAACGAGGCTGCACAAGCCGTGATGGTGGCGTATGCCATCAGTAGCGACCTCGACCAGCTTGGCGCTAACAACAACACGCCACGCCTGACAATTATCCCCGAAGACAGCGAAGCCATCCCGCCAGTTGAGGCTGTGATGGAGTCTGATGCAGATTTTCGCCAGCGCATCCCGGCGGCATTCGAGGGAATGAGCGTCGCCGGACCAACCGGCGCCTATGAGTTCCACGCACTAAGCGCAGATGGAAAAGTTGCAGATGCATCGGCGATCAGCCCGGCGCCGGCGCTGGTCACTGTCACGATTCTTTCCCGCGACGGGGATGGAACGGCCTCCCCCGAATTGCTGGCGAAAGTTGACGCTGCACTTAACGATCAGGCAGTGCGGCCCGTAGCTGATCGCCTCACGGTTCAATCTGCCAGCATCATCAACTATGGGATTGACGCCGTGCTTTATGTCTATCCGGGGCCAGCGCAAGAACCAATTCTTGCCGACGCGCAAAAGCGCCTGAATGCCTATATCAACGAGCAGCGGCGCCTTGGTCGTGATATTCGCCTAACTGCAATTTACGCCGCACTGCACACCCAGGGCGTGCAACGTGTAGAGCTGCGCAGCCCACTTGCTGATGTTGTGCTGGACAAAACGCAGGCCGCCAACTGCACAGATGCCCGTGTTGTAATTGGTGGATCGGATGAATAGCCTGCTGCCGCCAGGCTCCTCTGCGCTTGAGCGTCGAGCGGCGGAATCATGCGCTGCGGTTAGCGATCTGAATGTGCCTCTACGCAACCTGTGGAACCCGGACAAATGCCCGATTGTGTTTCTACCGTACTTGGCCTGGGCTTTCTCGGTCGATCGATGGGATGAAAAGTGGAGGCCGGCAGAGAAGCGCAAGGCCGTTAAAGATGCCTTTTACATTCACCGCCGGAAAGGGACGGTCGCGGCCATTAATCGCGTGATCGAAAACATGGGTTACACCATGACGATCGAGGAATGGTGGGAGGTTGCCGACCCTGCAGGCACGTTTCGTTTAACGATTGACGTGATGGACATCGGGATCACGGAAGAAATTGTAAACGAGTTGGAGCGGCTAATTGGCGACGCAAAACCAGTAAGCCGCCATATCTGGCAACTGAGCTTGAGCACCAGAACAAACGGCCTGGTGTACTCCGCAGTCAGCATCTACGACGGCGATATCGTGACTGTTTACCCGGCCAACTATGAACCAGACGACAGCATTAAATACAACGGCATTCCGCGCTTTGGCGGCAGCTATCACTACTCCGGGAAATAACATGGCTGAATTAAGAGAAGAGGCAAAGTGGGAAGATTCGATATATCAGATCAAGCGCGGAGATGAAGTGTCCGGCGGCCGTGATGGTATTGCGAACATTCCGACAAGGCAGTTGGCAAACCGCACCGCGGCATTAAAAAATGACGTGGATAAATTAAACACGTCAGTGATGAGTGATGCGAAAATATACGATAGCCCTGAAGAGGCGCAGCGCGCCGTCACTGACGGCATCGAAACCCGCCGGTTGTTTACGATCAACTCCCCCATTACTAACTATTGGGTAGAG